GGAACCGCCGCCGCCAAGGCCAAGGCCAAACTTCGTTGCTAGATCACTCATAATGACACCGATTCAATAAGTTTCGTGACAACAACACCCGCACTATCGCAGTAATAGCGCCACACGGGGCCGGTCGTGCCGCCCGTGCCTGTGTAAGTATCGTCGCCCGCAACGCCATCAATGGTTTGTGAATTGCGGCCAACGGTTCCAGTAACGCCCGAGCCAACCGTGAATTCAACAATGCACCATTGCCCTGCCGTGAATGTCGGTAATGTTCCCGTGGCTGTTCCGCTAATGCGGTAGCGCCGGTTCGCGGTCATAGCCGTAGTGCTGCTCGAAAGCGTAGCCGTTATCTTGCCATCCCGCGCAAGCACTTCTTCCTGGCTGAAGATAAATGAAACCAGGCTCGCCAGCGTGAATTTCTTGATAAGCCCACTACTGGCCTGAAGTCCGGTGATCGTGTCCGTTGAGGCCAGGGTGGTGATTGCGCTCCAGCCGGCAACAAGAAGATTCGCCAATGTGACCTTGTTCTTCACTCCATCGACGGCATCATGCTTGGCAACGGTATCAGCATCTGCGGGCGCGGTATCTGCTGGCAGGATGTCGATGTCGAAATTCGTAATGCTAACCGAGGCGATAGCGACGGCCTGATTGACTATGCGCCAGTACCCGTTCGTACCGTCATAGGCGATGGTAACAAAGGCGTTTTCAATAATCTCACCGCCGGCCAGGGCAACACCCGCATAACTCCGGATGGCCTTCACACCAAGCAGAACAGATCCAGTCCCGTAGGTATCAACCGTGGCCGCACCTGTGTTCGTGGTCGCGGCGCGAAACGTGTACTTCATGCCATCTACATAAGCAGCAGGCAGATTAGTTGGCGTGATGATGTGGGCGTTAATAGCGCCACTGTCCGCCGCGATAAAACCTACCCGGTCCTGCTTTAGTGGCAATTCACCAGGAAGCCTGTCGAAGCCCGCAACGATTGTGGACATAAAAGTATTTATGTCCTCGGCCTTGGCCAGTGTCAGCCTGGCCAGTTCTGAATAATCGCCGCTATCCATATAATCATTGGACATTAGACAGCACCTCTCACAAGTCCGCGCTGGGAATAGAAATGCTGCACCGAATGGAGGATGTGCGGCTTCTCGTAGATAGATTCTGAGATCACCGACAAACTAATATCAGTTCCCACACCTTCAGCGCGCACAACAGCCTGGCCTACAGCACGGCTTGACCATAAAAAGTCATTCCAGTTGTCTTTGTTCCAGATCCCCCCGCCGCCATCGACCGCGTAAGATGTCTCAGGAACGGAAGGTCTATCTGGATCGCCGCCGCTAAAATCAGCCGAGGCGACAATGCTGGCGATTGGATTGGCTGTTAGCTTTACGACAGACTTCTGAAATTTCTTATTCCAATTCGGGTGCTGCTGGTTATCCCACGGCAGACGGTAATGGGCCTGCAAGGTATCTCCGTCGAAACTGGTCCCGACATCCATCTCATAGACCATGCCATCGTCAGATCCGAACAGGATCACTTCTTCGTTCGCATCTTCCCCGGTCTGGCATATTTCTCCGCAAATGCAGGAAACAACATGATCCATTTCAATAGGAAGTATGCGCGGGTAGCCTTCTTTCGTCAGTTGCCCGAAGTACAAAAACAGCGCGCTATTATCATCGAAGAATAGGCGGTACTGCCCTTTGCGCTTTGAATCTATCGAACACGTTATCGAAACGCCATTTTTCCGCTTGGCTTCAAGGAATGGCTCCACAAGCCAGGATAATGTTTCAAGTTCAAAGTTTCCGAACTCGACCTGGCCTTGGGTGAGTTTCCGTATCCCTGTGTCGTCGCAGTAAATAGGAACGCCGACAAGAATCATGGAGTCCGCATACGCGCCCGCGTAGCCGTTGCTTTCGTCCAGCACAAAATCATCAGAGTCATTGCCGTACAGAACTTTGATCTGGGTGCGAGCAGATATAACCAGGGAGTCGTTCCACTGGTTCAGAAGGTTGGTGACTTCAGCGCCGACGCCAATTTCAGAAGCGCCCAGCAGGACATTAAACAGCAATGGCTCACCAATGCTCGATGTCTGAACAGATCCTCCGGCGAAGGCCAGGATAAGTTGGTTCTTGTATATCCCTATGAATTTCGGGAGATCAGATGTCATGCCCGTTGAAATCAGGACGAAGTAGCTTCCGTCAAACTCGAACGCCTGGTTAACACCGTTCACGCCGTACATGCGCGTGAGGTTCGTCGCACCGTAGAAGTTATGGGTGCGGAAACGATAGCGACCGCCAGCAGCCAATTCCTGCGCTATTGAGTCGGCGGCGATAGAACAAACATTCGAGGCGGCTTGCGTGGTGTTGTCCAGATCCTCGGCCTGCATCGCCCCTGACTTGGAATACAAGATCAGAAAGCCAGCAGCATCGCCGGAGTCCCAGGCGCCAGAAGTTACGATAATCCTGCGCGCCACCGCCGTAGAACTGCTTGTCGCGCCGGTCAGGGTATCCCCCTCTGCAATTTCAGTAGATCCAGAGGTAAAGGCTACGCGGTATCCGAGATCCACTTGCACCCAGCCGGCCGCAGTTGACTTATACATCAACGCCGCGGTTCCGCCCGCGTTGTTGCGGAAGGAGTAGCGAACGCCCTTAAACTTCCAAACGCCGAGAATCCCACCAGATCCGGTCGGCTTGGCAATCAGCGCGCGCGCGGCTTCGATAGCGGCTCTCAGGTATGTTGTATCCAAGGCCGTTGTATCGCCGCCCCTCTGCCGTTCTGTGCCATTGGCCACGGCCACGGTCGCGGCTGAAACTTGAAGGTTCTCGTCGTCGTTAAACCCGGTCGTCCCGACTTCGCGCAACACCAGGTATCCAGCAGCATCGCTACCGGCATAAGATCCACTTTCGAGAACACCGTCGATCACAGCAATGCCAGTTTCGCCAGAGCCTACGCCGGTCACTGTGTCGCCCGCCGATACCTCCGTATCAGATTGGTCAAAGTCCAAGATCCAATAAGACTGGTCAGATGGTTTTGGCTGGCCATCGAAACGCTCGTAACCAGGGAATCTCCCAGCGCCACCATTCAGCGGCTCATAGTTCTTCGCGGCTATGGCGCGGCCAGGCCGGATCATATCCGGAGGCGTGACCAGATCCAGAGTAGCTTCAATCGGCGTGAATGGTCCCGGTCTCATGCGAGTGGATTCCCCGCGATGGTGACAGGCGGTAATTGGTCCCGCTCAAGCTGGGCCATGATCTCGGTGTACTTGGCCTCATTTCTGGCAAAGACGCTGTTATCGGCCTCGTCCTTTTCATGCAGCAGAAGGGCGGCGCGGTGAACGATGGCCATATGGAAACGCTCCGGCATTTCCGGAACGTCATCATTGACCGCCATGGTCTGCGGTCCCTTCCAAAACTCACCCTTGAGCGTGTAGGGCGCGCTGGGTGGCTTGCCAAGGCACAGGCGGCAATCCGGAGCCATCGCCCATTCTGTCGGGCGGTCTGCGGACACGACTCCGCGCCCGTATTTTACTTTCCAGGTATCGAAGCTAATTTCGTCAAGGATACCCTCGTCCGCGCGCCCGGTCGCAGTTAGGTAAAGCGTGAACGCCCGGTAGGGGTTCGCGCCTTTTTTGCGGTCGTGATACCAGTCGGAAAACCGGGTAATGCCCAGCGCGGAAGGTGTGTACCTGGCCTCGGATGGCGGGGTTACGGCCGTAAGGTCGATCTCAAATTCAGAGCGCAGCCAATTCCAGGTGAGGTGCTTGGTTTGGATTAACTCCCAAGCCTGGCCCACAGCATCAATAATAAGCGCGGTCTGGCCCGTCTGGCTTGCGACATTGGCGATTGTCGTACTAGACGTTCCAGACCATTTGCGCGTCTTTTCTGCGAGAGCAAGGAAATTCACCTAACATCCTCATTTGGTAAATAGCTAGGCAGCTATCCCGTCGCGTTCTTCACGAATGCGCCGAGAAGCCATAATGCGGGATCGTTTCTGGGCGCGCTGCTTTGCGAGGAAGGGTTCCATCTTCTCGTTGAAGGATTCGATCTCAGCGCGCGAGGGCATGTGATTAACCGTGTACGTGTAAGATTGCGATTCCCTCGGCGGCGAGTTCTGGTTTGTCTTATCGTCCCAGCCTTCGTGGACATCACCGACAGCCTCGGTCAGAACCTTGTAATAACGATACGGGATCTCAACGTCCTGGCCGCGTGGGATGAAGTATTCGACGCCGTTCAAATGGGTCTCGACGTTGCGATTGCCGCCCTTGCCGTTCTGCGGGTGAATCCGAATACCTACCAAGGGGTCCATGTAGCCGAACTTTAAGGGGTCAAGCTGCCGCTTAGTCGCAGGCGGGTTCACGTATCCACCGCGCTGGGCTTGCGGGCCTGCATCGCCGCCATCGGGCGCATGTGCATCGACCTCGATTGTATCTTCCGAATACAGTTCGCGGATCTTGGCGACTAACTTATCCGCGCCAGTTTTCGGGTGAATGTTCTTGAGACCAAGCCGGACTTGAGCAAAGCGGAGAAGTTGGGCCTGGGTAGCTTTATCGAGTGATACTCTCATTTTGGTTTCCCTCTGTTTATGGTCCGCCGCCGCGAATGGAGGCGTATAAAGTTCCAGCCGTTCCAGAGAGCCCGACGACGCCAATTTTATCCTCTGTGCCATGAAGGATTACATCGTAGGGCTCATTGGCCGGCATGTAGTGGTCCGTTACAGCCGCATTGCCACTCGATGAAACGAGTTTGTAGTGGCATGGCTGGGTGGCAACGATACGGACAATCGCGTTTTTCGGAAGAGTAGAGGTCATTGCGCCCGATGCCGTCGAGAACGGAACGCCCGCCATAGCCTGCTTCGGACGGAACGGTATATGGATCGTCCGCGAGTTGGCATCTGTCGGTAGCAGGGGTTTGTTCTGCGACATGGGCGCAATACCTCAGTTAAGTTGTGAGTTAATCCGCCGCCTGGCTGGGCATGTTTCGATAGGCGATGTACCCATAGGACTTGCCCGACACAGAAAGGACGGAGCCAAGGCCAAAGCCATTCGATTGCATGTAAATACCAAGCGAGGCAATCAAGCCCATGGACGAAGGCACAGAAGCATTGCCGCGAATGTAGAACGCCTTGCCGTCACCAAGAGTATCGTGACCAACATAAACGCCGCTACCGAGAGCGCGGAACAAAACAACCGCGTCGGGTCGCCAGTTTGTCTGGATCACCTCGTTCGCGCTTGATCCGGTCCCGTCAATGCTGCCGATAGCGACCTGCTGCAATCCGCGCGCATTACCGAGAAGTTGCCGAATCATATCTGCGGCAGCTTTGTTGCTACCGCGTCCAACCATATTGGCTGCTTGGCTACCTTTTTTGGTGCCGATTAAAACACTGTCTGACATTGACCAACTCCATTGTTTGAGGGGTTATCGGAGGCGGGGATAGGCTGGTCAAAGCCTCCCCGCCCCTCTAACTCGCAACAAGGCAGCGCACCGCGTTAGTTCGCGTTGCGGGACGCCTCGTAGTAGTAGCTGTTTCCGGACTGGTTGACCGACTCGCCAGCGCGGAAGCCGTTACCAGTTGGATATTCAGCCGTGGTCAACTGAGCAAAGCCCAGAGACTCAATCCGAAGCATCGAACCGGTTGCGCCGCGAATAAGGATAGCCGCACCGGAGGACATCGGACTTTGCCACTTGGCCAGTTCGGTGTTGTTGAAGGCTTCGATTTTGTCGGGCGCAAAACCGATAATGACGCTCTGATTGCTGCCATTGCCGGTGTACGTGCCGATTTGAATTTGTTTCATTTCTCAAGGTCTCCTGTTTTGATTCCTGCTTAGATCTCGGGCCTTCAAGTGGCGGCAGGGGCCGGAGCCCCTACCACCCTATGAATTACGAAATCGCGCTTGCAGCACACTCACCGCGGGCCATCCACGACTCATTGAGGCGGACAGAGGTAAAGTAATGCTTGGCTCCGACATAACCGCGCTGGTTCAGCGGGTCGGCTTTGTCTTTGCCGTTGTTGACAGGAATTAGGATTGTTTCCACAGACCCCTTACCCTTCAGCGGAACAACGCCGTAGCTGTCCTTGCCGAAGTACATCACAGGGTAAACGTCCGAGTTGGCGCCACTGGCCGAGACCGTATCAATGGTCTGGTCGTATGTGCCGCCAGCATCTTCCCAAGGCGCGAGATCCGGAGACAGGACGTAGCGAACATTCTCGCAAGCCCCAATTTCCTCGTCGCAAAGCGTCTTGCGAGTGCCGTACTCAGCCACCGGAATAAAGGACGGCATTTCCAGCAAATCATGCTCCATATCCGTATGCGCGCAGGCAACGTAAGCGGCCCACACGGCGCGGGTCGCATAGTTCGGGCTCGCGTCTTGGATACGGGAGATCTTCTTAGCTTTCTGCCGGTTCAAGAAGCGAGTGATAGCGCGTTGCTGGGTTTGGTCGAGTGGAGTGTTGATGTCCGTGCGCTGCGTACCATTGGCGCGGTACACGTTCGTTCCGGCGCGAACAACGCCCCAGGTTACAGCTTCGATGGTTTTCGCCATCTGGTCTGCAACGGCCATGAGACAGTCATTGAAAACGGGATCTTCCACAAGATCAGCAACCCAGTCAGTAAATTCGACCAGGACGCCATACTGTTTCATGGTCGCCGTTACGTCCTCGTATGAGAACTGCTGCGGCGTGGGGGTAACACCTTCAACCAGCGGCGTGGTGGCCGCGTCGAAAGGAACGATACGGCGGAAGGTTACGTTATCCGCCTTGTTGGGTGGCAGGGGTTTGGTCTTACCAAACTTCCCGAGAACAACGACAGCCTGCGCCCAGGCGAGCATTTCTACCTCGGCATAGGTGTTGGTACGTTGGTCGATCAGAGTGCTAGTAGTCTGGGTCACGGCTTGATCCTTAGTTCAAGCCCTTCTCAGATCAGTGAATGGCGCCTTCGGCTTGCAGTTGAGCCGTCTTTTTGTCGGCCCAGTGTTTTCTCCAATACTCCTCGTCGTCCACATCCGGATTAGAGGAAACACCTGGTCCGCGTTGAGAAACGGCAGTAGAGGCTGCAAGCTGCTGGCGGCGTTTAGCTGATTTAGAAGGGTCGGTTTCTGATTTAGCCGGAGAATTTTCCCCGGCCGGCTTATCTCTTGCCACTCCAACCCCGAACCGTGTCTGCGCTTTGAACAGCGTGAAAACCGTACCCGCCTCTGATGCGTCCCGAACCTTATCCCAGTTATTGTCGGCCATTTCCTGTATCTTAGGCGGCTGGCCGTCATACCACTCCTTGAAGGTCTCCGGAAAACCTTTGGATGTCACCACATCCGAATAATCATCGTGCATTGAATGGATCAATCTATTTTGCTCGCCAAGCGCCTCTCTCTCCACCAGGGCTATCGCAGCCGTGGAAGATTCAGCAAGAGGCTTTATCTGCTTTTCAACTTTCGAGAATGTACTGCCCATGACTTTTTGCAGGATCTTTTGGACCGCGCCCAATGCCTCGGGGTATTCATCTCTAGTAGCGATCCAATCGGGATCTTTGGTGATGTCAAAGTCTGGTTCTGCGGTTTCCGTCTTACCCGGCGCGGCGCTCGCGGCAGGCTTTTTGAGTGAGGATCTTTCGGAACGAAGGCGGGCGATCTCCTGCCCATTCGTAAGCAAACGGCGCTGAGTATCCTCGATAGCCTGGCGCGCAGTATCACTGGGCGCAGCATCAAAGGCATCTTTCAGAGCCTTGGTTCTTGGGTCTTTGTCGGCCCTAGCCCAAATATCATCATCCCCTGGCTCGTCGTCCTTACCCGGCGCGGACGCGGCAGGCTTGGAGGCTTCAGTGGATGGCTGGTTTTTGGACTGTGTAACTTTTTCCGCGTCTGCCTGGGTCGTCGTTTCCCTGGGCTCCTGATTGGAACTTGCGGAATCGCCCTCCCCTGTGTCGTCGTCTGACTGGTCCTCGCTTGCGGCGCCGGAGCCATTTGGGTCCGCGTGGCGTGATGCAAATTGAGCCCAATAGTCAGTCGTGTCCTCGGTTTGTGAAGCAGCCCCAGGCGCAGGTGCGGCTGGTTTGGCTTCTTCTTCACCCTCGGGTTTTCCAACAGATTTAGACAAGTGCGGTCTCCTACATAGGCGGATTTATCCGGCTAAGAGGCCAACCAGGTAGAATTAAAAAATATCTGTCAAGGGAGGGTTATAGGTCTTTGTCGGGCCGTGGTGCGCGCGGCGCGACCATCGGCTTTATCTCGCTGGGCTTCAAAGACAACAAATCTCGGAAGGTTTTGATACGGGCGCGCTGCTCTGCTTCGTGTCCAGGCAGGTTCTCAAACTGGCTCTGCGCTTCTGCAATTTCCTTTTCAGCCCAGTCTTTTATCGTGAGCCAGGTTAGGGAATTGAAGTCGATCATTGCGTTGTCCCGGTCGTGGAAATGTTCGGGTGAGGCTCTGAGGCTTTGATGGTTATTTGCCTTTGTGTCAGCGCAGCATCGACCGCGGCGAGGCGTTCTGCTGATTTAATTTTCTCCATCGCCGCCGTCAAGTCTGCACCAACCTTCTCAAGCGTGACATTCGATTTTGTCGCTATGTCGATCATCTTACCTTGCAGGTTCGCCTGGGCAACAGCCTGGGCGCTCTGGGCCTGCATCGTGGCGATCTGCAATTTGATTTCTTCTGGGCTTGGCGTCTGCGGCTGGTTCTGGCGTTCTTCTTCCTCGGCGTCGATGTCCTCGTCCGATTTCACCAGTTTGGAGTGTTCGAGCATCATGGTCTTGGAGACCTCGCGCAGCCCGTCCACATGCTTGATGTACGGCCCGTAGATCTGGCTTTCGCCAAACTGCGTAAGGAATAGCTGCAAGTTCGCGGTCTGTTGGTCACGGACCAGGAGAACCGAAGATCCTCGCGCCTTAACCTCCATATCACCCTTGATATGCTCCTTGCCGGAATGTTGCATATTCCAATCATAATAACGAGTTAGGACCGGAACGGTTATGCGATCATCCCAGTTTCGGACAGCATCGCGGAAGATCACGTTGGCGGCGTTCATAAGCATACCGCGCCCTTCGGCGGTCTCGATATGCGCGCCCTGCTCGCCTTGGGCGACCAGTGGGAGGCTGATTTCCTCGTCCAAGAACACCATGGCTAGGCGGATAACCTCCAACAAGTATTGGAGATTCGAGTTTGTTTGATAGATCTGGAAGGGGTCTGGGCTACCGGGCGGCAGGGTTTTCCCTAGCTGCCAGAGCCATTCCTTGAAGCCATGAAGGTTCCAGTCGCCGTCTGCCGGCTCAAGCACGTTCCGATTGATAACCACCTGCGGGCCAACGCTCATATCGGCGTTGTCCATCATTAGACGCCAGGCGGCGTTGATAATGGCTTGAGCATTGCGGGCCAGGTAGGGAACACCGAAGCCAAAGATACTGGTCGGATCGTCCACGAAGCAGGAAACCGAATACACTGGCTCGCCCGAGTCCAGCGGGTGCGGGCCGATTTTGAGGGGCTTCCCATCGCAGAACCACAGGACAACCATTTGTTCGCGTAGGGGATCTTCGTCGTGGGTCGCCTCGATAACCTCTGCGGCCTGCTTCGGGTCAAGCATAGCGCGGGCGAGGGAGTCGATCTCCTGGCCGGTCAAAGCACCGGAATACTCCCAGACAATGTACCTGTTTTCCAGGGTTACATTCTGGTTTCCAGTGATTTCTCTTATGTTTTGCAGGTAGTTAGGTGCCTGAGACTTCGGCTCTGTTCTGAGAAGCTGGGAGATAATGGAGCGATTGAATCCTGGTTTCTTGGCCAGGGTCCGCATATCGCGCTTGGTCATTAGGTGGCGCTCAAAGAAAAACTCGGCTTCATCGACCGTTCGGGCGTTCATATCTGGGAAGAAGTCCCAAAAATCAACGCGCTGGGCGTCGGGGCGAGGATCTGTCTCTAAGTCTAAATCCCATTCATTATCAATAACTTGCCACTTACCGCGCACCCTGGTTTTGGATAGCGGAGCCTTCATAATAGCCGTACCCAGCTTGCACATTTCCTTGATGCTCATACGGGCCTTTTCCCCGTACTTTGCCTCGGTAAGCTGGTCGTCTATCTCGTCCTGCATCGCCTCGGCCTTGGCCTTGGCTTCGTCCACAATCCCTTGAAGTTCCACGGCTGTTTGAGCGAGGGGCTGGGCCTGTCTCGCGGCCTCTTGCTCCTTGGCGGTCATTTCCGCCTTGTAAACAGCGTCGGTCGCCTGGAAGGCCAATAGGCCATACATCGAAGCCTGCTTGGCCAGGCGGCGCGCGTCGAACCTGGAATCTTGTAGCTTGTTGCTGATCTCGGGAACGGGCGTCGGACCTATGGACCAGTTCTTATCATCGGTCGGAAACAGGATGTCGCCTATTCGGGCGGACCAGGCGTTCGTCTTGGGGCGGGTGAGATTGGCGAACACTTTGGATTGGTTCGCGGCGTCTAGCTGGCTTTCCGTCTTGGTCGGATAGCGGCCGTGGTATTGGCGCATATCGTCCAGGGCGCGGCTTTCGATGGTGGATTTCTTGGAAACCTGCTCAAGCGCCAGCTTCTCTTTGTCGTTACAGATTGCCTCGGCAGCTTCGTTTACCCGGCGTCTGTCCTCGGGTGACATCGCCTCGATCTGCTCGATAAGCAGTTCGATGATTGGGGGTTCGGGGATGGTGTCGTTCACGGCCATGCGCTTGAACAGGTAGAATTGCGAGCGGCGTGTCAATCAAATGGAAACGGCGGACCCCATTTCTGAAAGTCCGCCGCGCCTAAGTCGAGCCCGTCAGAGCAAGTGGTGATGATAAAGCTAAATAATATCCTCAATCAAGCCCATCATCTGATGCGAGCGTCTGCAAATATCTTTCTGACGGCGTTGCTGCTCTGACACTTCGGCAAGTACACCGCCGAGCCGTATAGCGCATAAGCTTCCAGGCTTGGTTTCGTTGCTATCAGGTTCACCAATCCCCAGCCGGTCGCTTAGTGCGAGGATACGACGCAAAAGATCTTCATATACCGAACTGACTTCCTGCGCCTCCGTACCAATGTCTTGCGCCAGCGTGGTATCGCGCGGCGGCGAGACTTCTGCGCTTCTCATCTTTTCCTGCTGAATAAACTGGCCTGCGGTAGCTGGTCCCGATCTATCGCTCATATCATCCTCCGTTTTCGATCTGCCGGACATCCTCCGGCGGGGCAATATCGTCGCTGCCAATAATCCGCGACGAGATATTATTGAGCGGCCCTTCTATTACTTTTCCGTGGATCTCGTTGCCGTCGATCCAGGTCATACGTAAATCGGACTCGCGCATTGTATGGAAATGATTATCGGGCGTGACAAACCAAACCCCCATTGGGAAATACAGTTCCTTGTCGTTGGCCATAACGGTTTGCCAGCCAATCCCATCTATGTAGGCCCACCAATGCCCTGACATAACCGGCTGGCCGACTGGCGGCGTGGTATGGCGGTGTGCCTCTATTTGGCCACCTGGGGCTAGAACCTCCTGGCTCATGTAAATCTAGATAGCTTAACCCAGCCGTTGCGGGTGATACCCGTCCGGATCTTGCCTTCGTGGATACCAATGGTCATAAACCCCTCACCGACAAGCCATAGGATACGTTCAGCGGCTTCCTCAAGCGTACACTTGGCGAAACGCGCGACCAGGAGACAGCCTTGGTCCTTGCGGATACCGTCCAAGATCACCATGCGGTCAAAGCCTTCGAGCGCGGCCTGGTCAAGCTGCACAAGCTGGGCCTCTGACTGGCGTTGCCCGTATTTATCTTCTAGGGCAGCGTCCTTATCCATGGCGTCACGGGTTTTCTGCTGCATGGCGCGCCGGGATGTTCCGGCGCGCAGACATGCCTTTTTCCAGTTCGGGCCGGCAGGGGGGAAAGGGGGGAGTGGTCGTTTTGTCATGGCATGGTTTCCAGTAGATACCCGTCCGTTTCAGAATAGCTGTGCGATGTAGCGCGCGACAGAACGAGGAATAACGATAGGACAACAATGGCGATCACCAACCAGGTTGCGGCTTCCTGGCTCATATCGAGATCCTTGAGCCTGGCGCGCACAGGACAAGCGCGGCGGCGAAGCCTATGCCCGTCCGGACAGAGCCAATCATAACCTCGCTGGGGATTCCGCGGGCGACACGGTTAGGCTCGTCGCCCACTCTCGCATCATAGACGGCCGGGAAATGCTTACGCAGGTACATGAATAGCCGGTCTGGATCTTCATGGCGCTGGCCATCGGCTCCGAACTTGAATCCATCTATTGAGACATAGATCTTCTCGCGGCGTATCAGCCTACCCGTTGCCACCAGATACTCGCGGGCGTCGGAGACCTGCCGCATGGATAGACCGAGGAACATGGCGAGCGACCTGGTATTGCCGGAGACCCCGCCGCCGTGTTGCGCCGTTGTGCGTAAGTACGAAGCCAGCTTTTCGACTGGATCTTTCATGCTAAACCCCCACGGTTTCATCGCGCCCGCGCTTCTTAACGAGGGGCTTGCTGGTTTGGATGTCGTGAACCGGCTCTGCGAAAGTCAGGGCCAGGGCGTCCCATTCGTCGGGGCTTCGGATACCCCGTTTCATCATATCCTCCTTCTTTTCCAGTTGGAGGCGCTGCTTCATATCGTATTTGTAGTTCGGGCCGGAGCCATCGGATTGCAGGCTGTCCTGGTCTGGGACTTCTACGCCACCTTCCTGTTCGAGCCATTCCTTAGACCGCTTCCACATTTCGGATCTGCGGTTCAGCGGGCCGGGGCGAATATCCCCATTGGGCAGGTGTTCTTCTTCTTCCATCGGCGGGCTACCAAAGTTCACGCCCTTGACGATGCTCATGTACGGCTCGCCCCAGGACTGAAGAATATCGAACGTCCCGGCGCCAACGCCGCCTAGATCTATGAATACTCGGGATGGCTTCTCTCGGTCGATCACGCCTTTGATCCAGTTCGCGCCGACAACCACGTTCACCTTGAGTTTGCTTTCCAGCTTGAACGCGCGGCGACCCTGGCGGCGGATAATCGAGAAGCGGTCTTTGCCGTAGCGCGCTGGGTCTGCGCCGATAATCAACGGGCCGACGCCTGTACGCTGGTTCTTTCGGGCCGGGGCAATGAGTTTGCCGGGGATGTAGCTATCTGTTTCCGCTTGCTCGAAGGCTTCGGCGGCGGTGGCTGGATACTCTTGGCGAAATATGTTTTTGCCGTCTGGGATGCTTTCCTTGTTTCGCTTCCAGGCCATTTGCGCGTTCGTGAGGCTATACATCGCCTTGTATTGTTCTTCTTCCTCGGACAGCACGAAGTCATTGGGAACCGGGCGCTGATAGTGGCTTGTCCAGAACCAGGGAATAAATATGGGGATGTAATCGCTATTACCGGACTCGGCTGTCTGCCACATCGTATGGAAGGCATTGCCCATACCGAACGCGGTAGATTCCAGAATAATCTCCGTGCCTGGCGCTTCCGGAACCGCCTGGATAATCCCGGCCATATGCCCGGCCGCATTGGGCCAGAAGGCAAACTCAGAGCCATGGAGTAGCTGCGGTGTCGATGAACGCCCGGTCGCCTTGCTGCCAGCTGTAAGAACCGAATACCCCGAGTAGATGTCTGCGAAGTTCAGTTCTTTCGAGTTGGCGGTGGCGGTGCGTATGGCGTGGGGATCTTCGGCGTGGAACAGATCCACGATACCGAACAGGGTTTCAGACGCCTTTTGCTCATGCGCCATGATCGTAGTCTGGATACCCTTGTTGTGGGTCGTCTTATAGTAGAAGCGGCCAGCAACGTAGGTTGAACAGCCTTGCTTGCGGCCCTTGAGGATTAGGGCGCGGACATAACCGAGGCGTTCGAGTTGTTCTTCTAGCTTTTCGTGAATATAGAGTTGGACCGAGTTAAGGCGAAACGGTTTAACGCCCTCGGACTCGGTGCGGATATGCAGGTTAGTTGGGGCGTAGCTTTGAAACGTCTTTGCCGCTAACAGCCTTTCCTTCTCCAGCATTAGGCTCTCGGCCTCGTTTAATTGATCTGTGTATGTCATCGAGTCGCTGGTCGATTTCATCTTCAGTCATTCCCCTGTTGTGCCGAGGCGCGCCAGTCAACGCAGCGTCTTTCGCGGGGCGCACGGTATTGAACAGGCCAAGGGTTTTTGCCAGGTCCGCCAGAGCGCCCTTCTTGTCCAATAGCTTGAATTTCATAATCTTGGGCTGGCCATCCCTGCCCGGTTCCACGGAGATCTCCGCGATAGCGGCCATTTGAGCCCTGGTCATGCGCGAGAAGTCCCAGGACAGCGCGCCGTTCTCGTCTATCGTGATGAAGTCGCCCATGTTGGCAAAGGCGATCTTGGCCATTTCCTCTTTGATTGAATCCGCGGTGATGTTCAGTCGATCTGCGCGCTTGAGGTTTTCTTTGTGGATGAAGGCTTGAACATGCGGGCGCTGCAACACTTGCCACCCAACCATCGCAGTTTTGGAGCAGGCGCGGGAGGCGGCGGCGGCATTGAGGTGAACCATGTACTCCAGGGCCAAGCGCCGTTCTATCGGCGTCAGTCCGTCCTCGTCTTTCTTGCGCGGTGGCTTTATGGCCTTGCTCATGGCGCCAGAATATACACTCAACCATTAAGAACCTCAAGAATCCCCGCATTGACGCTTCTGGCCATGCGCGGCGCATCCATCATGTAGGCTTCGAGGAATGACCGATACCTTGAGCCATGATCGTAATTCACCGTGGCCAGTATCACCGCCAGGCTCACGTAAGCCTCCGGAGATCTCGCCCATGGCTCATACCCGAACAGGTCGTCTGCGCGGTTGTCCCAGTTATCAATGATAAGCCCACTCGCGGATTGTTCCTCAGCGGTTCGATAATCATGCAGCCAGACGACAGGCTTGCTTGCCGCCATCGCCTCATAGGCGCAATGGCCGGACTGAAATGGGAATGTATCCAGGTAAACGTCGATCACCTGCGCCCATAGCCGTGTATCAACCCAGCCCAGGAAGGCTATGCGATCACCCAGCCCGGCTTGCTGGAATAGATGCTCGATCTCGGAGATTTCCTCGCGCCCGGTGTAAACGTAAATGGAATCGGGAACGCGCCGGAGGATCTGCACAACGCAATCGAGGTACTGAACGGTTATCTTCTCGCTCCGGCCCATCCAGCCAAATACTACGCCTACATCCATTCCTTGCCGAATTTCGCCCGCCTCGGCGGCGTGTTTGGGCTCGAATAGATCCGGCAGGGCGGTGTAGGTGCATTGCCAGGTGTAGTTCCCGATAAGGGCCGCTTCGCGGAACGGGTGGCAAGCGTCCAGGTAGCCATCAAGGCCGATGTCCTGGAGACCGTGCCACTTATGCGCCCACCAGATTGTTTTGGGCGCGACCCCCATGGCAACGGCGAAGGCCATACCCTGCACCACGGATACAAACACCATAGCGGCGATATTCTTTAAGCGGGCAACGCGGCGAACTTCTTTCCAGGTCGCAAGGTGAGACTCCTTGCCGCAATAGACAACGGTGTGCAGGGCATAGGCTTCCTTGAACTCCGGAGATCCGTCTTTCCCGCCTATGAAAATCACAGGCTCGATCTCGGAGCCCGGCGAATTGGAGTTGGCGTTTAGGTAGGTCAGCAGGTTGACGGAATGGGCCAGCATGGTTCCGGTGGGCATGAAGAAGCCAACCGTAGTTTGGCCGCGCGTCTTTTTACGGCGCCAGGGCTCCGCAACGCTCGCGCCGGCCATCGTCATAAGCGGGGCCATGGTCTGCCAGTAGAACTGGAACTGTTCGGGCGTGTCCGGCTGTTTGGCCATCCCGCAAGTCTGCGCCTCAAGCAGCAAGGCGTTATTGGCTTCGGTATCGCTCACCGCTCTGCATCCTCGGCCATGTGCAGTTGCCTCTGCCATTGGGGATTGTTTGAGTACCAGGTCGCTGTCTCAGCAAGTCCGGTATAAAAAGAGATCTCAGGAAACCATCCGAGTGCCTGATAGATTTTTATATAATCGCAGCGATGCACGGAGACCTGGCCCGGCCGGTCCTTGGTGTGTTGCGATGGTAGGGCGGGGTCCATAACCTTGCGGACCCTGGCACTAATTTCATTCACGGAATAAGCATTTCCGGTGCCGATATTGAACACCTCCCCGTAGTGACTGTTACTGGCCATGAGCATTGTGATAGCCCGGCAGACATCGGAAACGTGAACGAAGTCCCGCTTGGCCTCGCCGTCGCCGTGGATTGTCATGGGCCTTTGGCGCAGGGCGTTGGTGATAAACCTCGGGATAAGTTTCTCTGGGTGCTGCCTGGGACCGTACACGTTGAAGCTACGGGCGATCACAGCGCGCAGGCCGTAGGTCTTGAAGTACGAATACACCAATCTGTCAGCGCCACACTTGGCGGCGGCGTAGGGGCTCATGGGATTAAGCGGGTGATCCTCGTCCATGGAGCCCGCAGGATCTATGGCGGTTCCGTACACCTCAGATGTCGAGAAGTGCAGCAGGGGCTTGTCGTGTTTTAGGCAGGCTTGGGCAATGGTCTGGGTGCCGATAACGTCTGTCTCGAAGAACACGCGGTTGTTGACGATTGACCGGGCAACGTGGGTTTCGGCGGCGAAGTGGATAACGTAATCGGCTTTAGCCACATATTCATCAACCAGGGCCACATCGCAGACGCTTCCATAAACAAACTCCAAGTTCTCCGCGTCGGTCGGCAGGTTCTCGATAGCGCCTGCGTAGGTGAGGCAATCCAGAACGGTTACATCGAAAGTATCAAGCGCGGTGCGTACAAAGTTGGAGCCGATAAACCCCGCCCCTCCGGTGACAAGCAGCCTCATTGCGCGGTGAACTGGAACAAGTGGACGGGAACAAGCAGCCCCAGCGTGGATCTATCAGCAACGCCGTAAGGGTGCAGCAACTCCTGTTCGGGCGGGTAGATCACGGCGAGCCCCTTGTGGCGCAGCATGGCGGCGTTGGAAACCCCCTTCTCGATCCCCTCGTAATCATCGAAGGCGTACACGGTGCGCGGGCCGGACAAGGCTTTGACCAGTTCGGCATCCTCGGGCGGCAGGCGACCATCGAAGAAGAATAGATCCGCTTCGTGGCCGGGCGTTTTGAGAAGATTCCGCAGCATGGCGGTCGATGTCGTCTTGGGATTGAAGTTAATCTTCACAGGCATTTCCCCGAAGGCGGGCGCATCGTTGGTGGCATCGCAGGTCGATATGGTCCCGGTCTGCATCCCAGCAGCAAGCGCCATGGTGGACTTGCCGATGAACGTCCCGACTTCCACCACGTTACGCGCGCCCATGTGCTTTGCAAGCAGGGTCAAGTACAGGGCGGTCGATAGCGGAATAGATCCGGTCTGATTTGCCATGCCTGGCCGGTGAGTCTCACACTCGCGGCCAGCGCGCAGCAGCTTACCGACGAAATCGAGATCCCAGGCGTGGAGGCGTATGAGGCGCTGCCAAAAGAGTTTCGACAGGTCGTAGGTGCAAATATCAAACATCGAGCATTTCCCTCAGAGTTATGATCCGGCGAACACCTTGCCTACGCAGCTTATCCTCAATCATTTGCCCATAGGTCCATGAGAAAACAAGCGCCACCCGGTCTGCATCTATTTCCATAAGCGGACGGATTTGCTGGGCGTAGCCATCGAGATACTTCCCGGCCATGCCATCGTCGTACATCACGGAGAAGTTATCCTGATTATATGGGAAGGCGCGCATAGGGCAGACGGCGGCGGGAATGCCGACAGCCACGGCGATCTTCTCTACACGTTCCATATTCAAGACAGCATTGGCCAAGAAACGCCCGTAGGAATCGGTATTATGTAAGCTGGCTAGATCATCGCCGTAACGCCCAGCGTCCCTGCTCGCCCAAAAGAACAGCGAGCCATAAACATGAAAAACAGACCCATACTTGAACCCAGCAACCAAAAGGCATTTGGTCAGGCTTTGCTCCGTGAAATAACTGAGGTGCTGGCTTGTCGCCATCGACACATCGCCCAGCCTTACCTCAAGCGAACAGTCGGGAACCGCGCCGAAAGCGATCCCGTCATCACCTAGCTTGTCTCCCATAGCGCGCAGGAACTCGACAGGGCTAGGTACATGCTCAAGGACGTAATGGGCGATAACCATATCGAATCCGTCCATCTTCCTGTAATCACCGAAGGCATAGAAACTATCGCCGGGAGGGAACGGACCATCCTCGGCGTTGGTGTGGGTAAAGGTTTGAACCGGAAGGTCGCCCAGCTTCTCAGAAAGCCAGCCGGTGCCTGGACTAATTTCAAGTGATGATCGCGTTGCCTTCGGCTTGTCTGCAAAGCGCCCGTAGGAAATGGAAGCAACAAAGCGGAAGAAGTCCTCGCCGTATTCCTCGGTCGCGCCCAGGTTCTCTGATCCAGCCGCGTACACGGCATCGAGCGCGGCCATAAGTTCGGGGGTCTGCTTCTGCTTCAGCAAGCCCAGGTCTGCATCCCAATCGAATACGAAGTCCATGCGCGCGGGGATATTGTCGGGGCGCGGGCAGTCGTCGCTGGGTGTTAGACGCCATACGAATGGAAGGTCGCGTATCAACAGAGGATTTCCTCCACGGCTTTGATGATCCTGTCCTGGTCGGCCTCGCTCAAGCCTGCGTAGATCGGCAGGGATACGGCGTTCTTGCTCGCAGCCTCGGCGTTCGGGAAGTCCCTGGCCAAGAGGCTGTACTTCTCGCGCCAGTATTTGTGCTGGTGCAGCGGCTTGTAGTGGAGACCGCAGGCGATCCCGTAGTCTTTCCGCATCCGTTCGATGAACGGTAGGGCGGCAGGAACTCGGATTATGAATAGATGCTCAGACTCATTGCCACACGGCGGCAGCATACAGCCGCGCAGGTGTTCGCGGTATCGGTAGGCCAGGTACCTGCGCTGGGCCAGCATGTCCTCGGATCTATTAAGCTGAACCAGGCCGATAGCCGCCATAAGGTCGGGCATGTTGTATTTGAACCCGGCGCGGACAACCTCATGGGTGCGGTGGCCGGTTTGGTGGCGGTCAAACACCTCGTCCCCGAAGCCGTGGCAACGCAGGCCGCGCACACGGTCAGCGATATACTCGTCCCGCGTGACCACCATTCCACCCTCGCCGCAGGCAATGGGCTTGGTGGCGTAGAAGCTGAATACGGCCGTGCGCCCTTGGCCTGGATCGTAGGGCAGCATATGGGCCGCGTCCTCGATAACAGACCGGCTGTTGCCATACGGCGACTTACAGCGAAGGCCAGCCATATGAACGGGCATGAAGCCAGCCAGGTATGGGGGTGAATTCTGATGTTTTTCCCAGGACTGGTCCGTGAGGAATAGCGTGTATGGGTCAATGTCACAGATCACAGGCGTACAGCCCGCCATTTCGATAGCCGCCGCCGAAGCCGAGAAAGTCCAGGTAGGCACGGCGACACGGCAATGTTCGCTAATGCCATTGTCAGCGAGCAGCGCCAGGTGCAGGCCGGCAGTAGCCGACGAGACAGCCACGGCATAAACGGGCGATGTATCCTGATGTCCGCAGGCCCGCGCGAAGGCTTGTTCAAACTCCGTGACCTTCGGGCCGGTGGTGAGCCAGCCGCCTTCCATCGAACCCCTCACGGCATCGAACTCAAGGTTAGACATCTGCGGTTTGTGAAAGGGGATCACTGGCAGGCATCCCAAACATGGCGCAGCACCTCTGGCTGAAAGAACAGCCCCTTGGTTGCGCCGGACCCAATCATCTTAAAGTTCGGTGTGCGCCCGATTTGGTAGCGCAATTCCTCAAGTCTGGCCTCGTTTGTTATCGTCGGGACCGGCAGGACCGGGCCGAGGTTGTGAACGCCAACCGCTCCGGTAATGAGCCCGGTCGGGACATCGCCTAGAAACTCGTAGGTCACGCGCCGGTCTGCGGGATATTGAGTGAAGTTGCGATACCAGGTCACGCGGAACAGTTGTGAACCGCTTTCATAGCTGAAGGCGTAGTGGAGATCGTGGGCGGGCGGTGTGGCGGAAAGGGCGTTGATAACGGTCAATTCCCTCGGCGGCGTCATATCGCCGGGCCAGGGTATGCTCGTCCACTTCGCCGCACCTCGGACGCCAGCCGCCCAGAACATAGCGGAATCCCTTGCCGTGTCCGCGGGCGGTCTGCCCAGTTTGATCTCTACCCCCATGTTCGATAACTCGGTCAAAGCAGCCAGAACCAGGACGCCAAGCCCGCCGTGCGGGTACATGCTGGATCTGCCGGACTGATACTCAGTGGGGAGTCTACGTTGATCTGGCCAGGCGAACTTAGAGCGCAGGCGAGGATCTCGATCGTAGGCTTCGCGGGTGTTTTCCTCGCCATAACCAACAACGCGGTCGATCTTGACGATACGCTCGCAGCTTGGCGCCAGGGTATCGAGTGGAACGCCCCAGATCTTCTCAAGGATTGGCCGGTTTTCAAACGTGCCGCCATTGCGTAGGTCCGGATATGGGCTGTTGGTCTGAAGCTGGCCAGTCCAGTAGCAGCCTGCGATCTCGCGGGGGATCTCGGTTTGGGCGTTCGGCAGAAGGTCGCGCCACCAGGTATCTATCTCGGGTATGCCGCAATCGGTGTACCAGTGCATCCCGGTCTCGAAGTGGACAGGCCGTCGCCCCATCGGATCGGTCTTGTCTTTCACATCGTAATCAAACCCGCGCCACAGTCCGCCTGGCTTCTCGGCGGCGTCGATCAACTGAACCTTCTCGCCCGCTTTGGCCAGGAGGTAGGCGGCGGTAATCCCGGCTGGGCCGGTGCCGACAACAGTAATCATGGCGCTACTCCTTGGCTGGCGGCGGTTCTTCCCCGGCCGGGGGAACTGCTTTATCGAAGAACGGCGTGAGGCTTACGTGCTGGGTGGACTTAACCCGAGGCCCGTCTGGCGTATTCGCGGCGACGACAAGCTGAACGCAGAGCGCATCACCGACAACGACAAGCCCAGCCGTCACGTTCACGTTCTTGAAATCGCCCCACTTGGGCATGAACCGGCTCATAGAACCACCTGCATGTATCGGTTGGTCATGTGGTCGATCTCGGAGGCGGTGAAGAAGTGGGCGCAGAACTCAAAGGGCAGGTATGATCGGTCGATGGTGGCGCGGCGTCTAAACCGCACAACGCTTGAGGGATCGGCGTAATACAGCCCTTCCTCCGGCGCATCGCATACCGAGGCGTCTAGGAAATCGACACTGACTGAAACGCGGGCAGACTCGCACAGCTTGAACAGGGTCTCGACAACATGGTTCTCCTGCTCGCGCTTTCCCCGGTCGCCTACTTGGGTGAATATCCCGCAGCAAACGATATGGTCGAACTGGGTGCCAAGTTCGTCCAGGTCGTCCAGGTGGGAGAATAGCGCCTCGCGGGTCCGGCTGTTGGCCTGCTGGATCATTTCCTTGCACGGATCTATCCCGACATAGACAGCGGCAGGGCGGTTCTTCTTGAGCCAATCGCGCAGGAAGCCCACACCACATCCGAAGTCCAGAACTTGAACGCGGGCGGCGAGGGGTATGTGACGGGTTAGCGCCTTGTATCGGAGCGCCAGCTTGTTGTCATACCAGCCCATTGCCTCTTTTGTCGCGCCGTAGCGGTCCAGGCGTTCGCGGTAGATGTCCAAAACCGCTGGATCTGGCTCAGTCGGGCGTAGCTTTGCCATTTGGTAGTTCCCCTGTTTTAGTTATCGGCCTGTGTAGGCCAGCCTGCCCCATTGCAGAGAAGGTAATCCATTGCCGAAAGGTTCGGCATGAACGGCTCACGGTGTTGCGTATAGGTCGGATGGTGGTTGATGAAATCGTGCCATTCGATTTCTACCCCTACTCGCGTGAACTCACTCTCAAGGATATAGGCTCGCGCCGTTGGTCCGCACAAGAAATTATTGGCTCCGAAGTGGCGACATATAGCGAGTGGTCTCGCGGTCGTGTCCAGATCTAGCGATATATCCAACAGCGAGGAACGGGTGGTCGGCGTATGAATACCGAGGCGCGCGGCCATCCATTCGATCACCGCTATGTTCAGATCCGCAAGATTTTCGTAGGGCTGGTGGGCGACCTGCTCGAACTCGTCAAGGATCTCGGCGGTGTACCTGGCGTCCCGATACCATTGGCGCATCTTCTGGGCGTGACCAGTGCGCTTTGCCCAGTATTGATCTATCGGAGCCTTGTTCAGCATAGGGAAACTGGGAAGGTATCGCGCGTCGGACTGGCCAGCACCATGAGATACGGCGACAGATAGCCAGGTCGGCTGGCCATCGTGGCCACGTACACGGTTACGGCTGGCCCAGCTTTTGCGGACAAACTGTTCATCGTCATAGAAAACAAACAGATCAGCCCGCCGCATCTGGTCGAAGTACCCAAGCCACGGCAGGTAGTTTGGCTGAACGATGGCGATGGTAACGCTCATTTCCGCACCTTATCGCGCAGGTGGTCGAAGATCGACTTCGCATCCACCGGCACACCATCGGGCAGTTCCAAGGATTCGATCATAGGGCCGTTACCCTTCAAGGCTTCATGGCCGGGGCAAGCGGGCGACTGACAGATCAGCAGGATATTGGCGGCAGCGACCTGACCACATACGGCGCAGGCTTTGGGCTCGCTGTTCCGGATACGCAGGGGAACCAGGCCATCGACATACTCGCCGGTCATATGCACATCCCGTTACGGCTCCCGTGGCGGTCGTAGCGTTTTTCGGTCTCGCGCTTGGCCACACTACCCCCCAATCAACTTCAAGGCCCGCTCGAACGTGACCATAGATCCATATAGGTCCGAGGACAGCCTTTGGGCAATGAGTTTGATATGCTCCGGCGTGGCCAACTGCTTGTCCTTCAGCGCGCGGACCTCGGCGCGATGGCCCAGAACCTCCTCGTCTAAGCGGAACTGGCTGTCTTTGAGGTACAGCGCCCACCAATCGTTCACGCCCATGGCGCATTGCCGGGCAGAGTGGACGGCCTCATGGGCGAGATCCTGGGGCTGTAGCTTCACGCCTGGCTTGGTGACATAGACCATTTCGCCGTAGGTGATGAATACAGGCTTGCCCCTGATGTTGAATCGGGCGTTGAGCGCGCGGTAATTGGGTGGGAAACCGTTGATTATCTTCAATATCGCGGCCCTTTCATCCGTTCTTTGAGATCGGCCAGCGACCAGACTAGGCCGACGACAAGGCCGGCAATGGCGAGGGCGGCAATCATATCAGCAGGTTCCAGCCACTCGCGGCGAAGGGATGCAACTCGACGCCATGAAACAGGCGGAACTCCTGGCCATCGTTGTATTTTACCACGTTCACATCATCCTCGGTTATGTCCAGGTAATGCACCAGAGCCTCGTAATTGGCGCAGCTGAGTATGGCGGTGTGATACCGCCGCCGCCCGCTGGCCAACTCGCCGCGTATCGTCCAGTAGCGGATATCATCGGCGACGGCCTGCCCCAGATCGTAGCGCGCCTGGATGTCAGCCTGGGTCACGGACCTAATGCCCTGGCGCCACAATAAGCGGTTCGATCTTCGGCGGGCGCAGCTTGATACGGCCAAGGGATTCCTTGAGATCCCTGGCGTGGGCGAAATTTGCCTTCCGCTTACGGTCCATTCTCACCACGTTGTCGAAGATCGGCTGATACTCGGCCTTGAGCGCCAGGCACAATTCGCCGCCAGCCTTGAACTCAGCCGCCGTTGTCCGGCCTCTGTATGTGGTCGCGGCGCAGATCTCATGCGATAGCCTCAACAGATTGGGTCTTTCTGACGAGATCTTTTCGGCGAGGTCATGCGCTTCAACCAGGAGGCCGTCCATCTTCACAATAATTTCAGCCTCGGTAAGTTCTTTTGGCTCGGCTTTGCGCTTCTTGTGCACGATCTTATCCCTTCGATTTCAACAGTTCTAGGGCGACTTCCGTAAACCTTGGCCGATGCTGGGGCGGAACACCATCAATTTCATCCCCAGCAAATATCTGAGTGAGGCGGCGGGCTGTCAACTCGTTGTAAGGCGTAGCCACCCACGTTCGGACGATACGCCCGTCTGCGGCCGGGAGCGTTACGCGGGACGCCTGCAGCAGTAGAACCACCGTCTGCGGCATAACGCCCTCGACACGTACGCGCCACGGCGCAGGGGTTTTGAGGTGATCGTCGGAGAAGTCCACGGTCGCCAAGGCCTTCTCGCCGTCGCCGTCATACAGCGCGATTCTCATTGTCTAATTAATTCCCGATACGGGACATGCCCGAGGAAATCCCGCAAGCCAGAGGGTCTGCCGATGGCAGTTCGATACAGGACTGATACGCCGCGCGCCGGTTGGTGACTTTGTGCCTCTCAAGCACCACCACGTAGCCGACAAGAATAAAAATAAACAGCATAAAAGCTAACAATATTACCATTTCAGTGGTGTTTAAGTTCACGTTGAAGTCCCTCCAAAAGAAAACCAGGTTAAAACAACAGCGATTGAAAACGCTACGCCCAATGCCAGCCCGGCCGCAAATGAGCCCGCGTCATATCCCAAGAAATCCATGAATTCCGTCCTTTTCTGTAAAACTAAAGCTGTCCAACAAGTGAATCTGCCTCGACTTAACGTAATTAGTTCCCCCCTTAAACCTTTCCCCCAACGCTTACTTGCCGGTTCCTCTGTACCAAGTGACGCTGATTTCCTTGGCTTTGGCTTTGCAAATTCGTGTTGCTGTCTGGTCTCCATCGGCTGCTCGCATGACCATCAACCATGCATCTTCGTCGCCACCCAAAGCGTCTGCGATTTTTTTATGAGCGAACTCTCGTTTCTGCTGCAAGGTCCATGGGGATCCGGATCGAGACTGTGCAGGTTTAGACTTGCTGCCCAAATCCCCTTCAAAAAGACTTTTCCCCCTTCTTTCTTTTATAGCTTCTTTCTTCTTTCTTTTAAGGGTTGGACGGGGGGTTAAGGGGTGGGTTAACCCTTTGTCGCTAAGTGATTGATCTATAAGGGACGGATTACCCCCCAACTTTCCGTTAATTTTACCGATTCGTGCCTTTTCATGTTCCCTCACTATTCGGCGGCAGTATATCCGGCCATACTTATCCACAGAATACACACCGTTTTCCTTTAGTTCCGCCAGCCACTTAACGACTTCATCCACAGGTAACTCAACGTCCTTCGATAGGTTTTCCGGCGTGTACGCTTTCGCGGGTGTTTGTGTGAAATCGAGTAAGAAACCGCGCTTAGGCGATTGGATCATTAAGTTAATGATTTCAATCCATAAGCCCCTAGCACCCCCACTACACCGACGCACTCCGCGGTCACTTTGCCAATTTCGCGGGTACCATTTGTCCCAAATAGAACGGTCATTAACACCGCTAGACGACATGCTGTTTGTGGATAACTTTCGCGGCATTATTTCCCCTCGCCTCGGAAAGTCTGCCGGTCAAATGAAAGGGCGCTATTCGTCAATGCGCTCGCCGCTCGCTTGTTGTCCCTATCTATTCGCGTCCCATGTGCCGCCGCCGTGAACAATGGCCCTGGAAGCGGCCTATTATCCCAAGGCACAGAGACCTTATGAGCCCAGGTGTACTGATCTAAGACCGCCAGCGCGTCCGCAACGTCCTGGCTGGTCACTTTCCAGCCCTTGTGCTGCGCGGCGACGAAACAAGCGGCCTTCAACTCACGGCGCGGGCCATTCCCCTTTCCCCCAAAGTGCTTTGAAGCCGTGCCGCGCGGGGTCAGGCCGTGCGTGGCTCCATGCAATACAGCCGCGTACTGGGCAAACGAGACTATCGACAGGAGTTTGCGGACCTCGTTCATATTGGCCTTTACCGCGCCACCCTCAGACCGGTGCAGGGCAATAATCGGGGCCTCTATCTGTACGTGATTAACCCCGCTCAACTCCATGAACGGGACGCACCATTCAACAAAGGCATCGCCCCAAATGCCCATATCCTGCGTATCCGGCATCTTGATTGTTCCAGCCCGAGGCTTTTCTAGCCCAGGATACCAAAGCGCCCAGCCGGTCGTCGTGCCGCCGTCGATCGCTAGAATGGATGGCGTCCCTGTCATGGCTTAAAGCTGTTCCTCGGCCTGCTCATGAACCTTGCCGGCGTCTGCCTCGGCGTCTGCCTCGGCATCTTTTCGGGCCTGTTCCGCCCGCTCCTGCATATCCACAAAGTTAAGCTGCTCCCCACTCAAAGCGGCATGGATTCTGCGCGCGGTATCAAGGCGCAATGCCTGGTCGTCTGACATCTTCTTAGCCGCGTCCTTATCATCGGACTGGCCCAGCATGTAGTTCTCAAATTCAACGTCTACATGGCTCATTTTGAAGCCCAACGCCTTAAACCGGCCCGCAACCGCCGCGCGCCGCTCCCTCATTTTGGCGCTGAACGCATCGCGCTTTAGCTTCTGGTCCTTCAGATCCGCGAAAAGCTCCTGGATCTCCTTGGATTCCTCGGCAGGAATTGCATTAGATCCGCTGCCGGTCTCAGGCGATTGCGCCTTCGTCCGTCGTTGTCTTGCCATATCGGCATCCTCCAATGGTTTATGTGAAATCGGGCTGTTATAAACCGCCGACAGCCCAGGAAAACGGCGGGAATTCTAACTTTCGCGCGGGTACAGATCCGGCCGCAAGTCATGGCGCGAGACCTCTGACACCCGCTCCACCGTCAAAACGTGCTGCGGCGGACATGTCTCGTACCTCTCGACGGCCTGGCGCGTGATTTTAAGCGTTTCAGCCAATGCGCGCGCGCCGCCCACAGCCTTAATCGCGCGGGCCAGAGCCCTTTTCATATGTGTTTTGCTGGCCATAAGACCTCCTAAATATAGATGCAGCATACTTAAATTCGATACCTTCTAGGATATAAGCTCAAGATATAGAACTTGGCAACAGATGATTGCCGACGCAACGCTCCATTGCTTTCCGCTTGCAACCTTCGCCTGCCTGAGTTTATACTGGCCGCGCCGGGCTCATTACCCGGTTTGTGTGCCTACCCCCGAGGGCTTGAACCCTTACAGGGCAACCCTCGGGACCGCACACAAGGACAGTCACACAACGGAAAAGGCACCAAAAAAATGACACAGTACACATACTACCAAGACCCCGGCCACGGCTGGCTCAAGGTCACAATCTCCGAAATCGAACGGCTTATGATCGAAGTATCCAGCTGCTCATATGTGCGGGGGGATCATGCGTTTCTTGAAGAAGATTGCGATATGTCCAAATTCCTCGCCGCTAAGGCTGAGTTGGGCGAGAAAATGAAGATAAGGAGGATGAATAAATGACCTCCGGATTTTTCACTTATTACAACTACGGCGGCGCAGGTTCGGGCCATGGCGGTACATCCCGCCTTGGCACCGGCTGGCGCGGGGTCTGGGCTCAAGTGGAGGGGCGCACAACGCGCCTTCTCGACTGGACAACGGGGAGTGTCGCCCGCGTTTCCACCAAGGAGTTCCAGCAACGCTCACAGCCGCAGCAGGTCCGCATAACCTATGTACGCCGGACACTGGCGCGCATAGGCGCGCGCGGTCGCCTGGCCACCAACGCGCGGCGGGGTGCGCCATGAGCGCAGCAATCATTACGCCCGGCGCGACATACGAAATTAAGCAGATCTGCGCGAAGCCTCTGGCCTATGTCGCCTTCGTTACATCTATCATGCCCCACACTGACGGCGTAACCGTAACTGAGCCCGTTCACTTTGAAGGCAAAACGCTCCCAGAGTGTCTGCGCCTGGTCGCAAGTCACTTAGAGGCCAGCGAGCGCACCAACAGCGCGTTGTCTGGTTTCCTTAAAACGCGCGCCGACGCGCTGGGATTAAAGGTGGTCAAGTGAGTACGCACACCGAAACCGTAGAATGGAACGCTCTGCAAATTCGCGTGGATTTCACGTTCACAAAGGGCTCTCCGGAACAGGGGCCAACGTGGTCATGCGGCGGGCAACCGGCTGAACCTGCCGAGATTGAAATAACGCGCGCCGTGATCCTCGGTGATGATGAAGATGCAGTAGGCGAACTATTCGCGCGCCATTTCGAGGCATTGAATGAGAGCGCGTACACGGAACTGTGCGGCGCGGCACAGGGCGACATACAGGACAATATCGACGCCGCCGCCGAGGCGCGCGCAGATCTGCGGAGGGAGGACCGGGCCGATGGTTACTAAGCCAGATGTGTTCGATAAAGAACGCGAGATCCTAATGCGCCTGGGGGGTCTTAGCTTTGACGAGGCGCAACATGAGGTTCAGCACTCCATCGACCAAGCCTTGCGCCGTGCTGAAGAACGCCGAGACAATTTACAGGGGAGGACCAGATGGGCCAGTTAAACATCGACAGCGGCGCGGACAAGCTGGCGCTATGGCTCCGACATATCCAGTCAGAGGGGAAGTCATGCCCCACCAACATAGTGCAATCCGCCAAAACCGTTCTTAATTGCTCACTCAAGATTGCGCGGTTGATTAAAGCCAAACTCATTGCAGAGAAGCGGCTGGTCGTGAATCCGCTCCGGCACATATACCGCATTGACGGCTTTGATTTTCACACCAAAGTTCAAGACCGCTCGCCATTGGACGATGTAATCAGAACGCTTCAACAGCGTTACCCACAAGTCCATGACGCGCGCATTTCAGCAGATCCCCATCACGTTCCAGAAGGCCCGCCGAGAGAGTTGGTTATAGGTACGCTGGTGGTTCCCGTTCACGCCGCAATAGCCCTCGCGGCGAGATTAAGAGACCAAGGGGCGAGGCCGTAGGGCAAACCGCAAAGTCAAACGCAAGGCTGGCGCGCGCGCTTGTAAGAGGTGCGGACCCATCAAGCCGCCAAAGGAGAAGTAGAATGTCAATTATGACCTGTTCGGATTGCTGCGCGTACATCGACACGGATTTCGATGTGGAGGGAGCCTGGGACGATAGGCCCGGTAAGACCGGCTTTTGGTGTCAGTCCTGCGTAGAGTCCGGTACAAGCCAGCCTATGCTCGAAGCCCTGGCCTTCAGTAATCCCAAGCAGTTTTTACGCTGCCTGGATTGCAAGTTGATAGTGGACAACGAATTAGATCCAGATTGCGAGTGCACCGACGAGCATAAATACGGCGATACAGATATGATCTTGTGCGAGTCATGCCGCGAAAAGCGTTTCGACGCAGAGGAGGCGGTACACTTGGCATCGTACCAAGCCGAGAAAGCCGCAGAGCAAAATGACCAGGATCTAATCGACGCTGGGCGCGGCCATCAGACGGCGACCTTCCGCGACAACATGCTCGATGCTGCCGACCTCGCGCGCAAAGCATCCAGGGGCGGGTGATGCTTTATCCCGATTGCCGCACTTGCCGACATTACAAACCAGGCAAGCCGCCTTTCTGGTGGATAATGCTGCGCGCATTAGGTTTCCGCCCTGCTTACACCTCCAGAATGGAGCATTTTGCGCTGTGCCTTGAGAGAGTCATGGTGCAGACAAAGCCGGACCAGCACCGCCGCAAACCAAGACCCAATATTTCAGACAGGCCACCATGCGGACCTGTCGGCAGGTACTACCGCGAGAGGATTCCACATGCCTGATCCAGACTTCAAAACAGTATCGGCCAGCCAGGTTCCGGAAATGCTGAACCAGTCTAACTGGGGAACGCGGTTGACGCTGTATCACGAATTTATTGAGCGCATACCCACGGAGAAAAAACAAAACGGGCGCATGAGGATTGGCAAGCTGTTCGAGGGTATGATTCTTGAAATGACAGCAGAACGGCTGGATCTCGAAGTAATCCCAAACACAGAACAAGACTACCTGCGCCACGACTCCCTGCCCCTCGGCTGTACGCGCGATGCTCGCGTATTATGCCCGACGCGCGGCCAGGGGAGTATCGAGGCCAAAGCTATCGACCAGTTCTCTTGGCAACGAAACTGGACGGAAAAGGGCGGACCTAAGATGTACGAGGTTCAGCTTCAAACGCAGATGGTCGTGCGCGGCGATGCTTGGGGCGCGCTGGCGGTCTATATCTACAACGAAGGCGACGATGGCAGGCTTATCATTTATGAGCGCAAGCCAATAGAAGCCGCTCAAAAGAGAATAATCACCGAAGCCGAATTGTTTATGAAAAGCGTAGAGGACAGGAATCCGCCTTCTGCGTTCGGCCTGCCGGTCGAAATGGAAACTCTGAACTTCATGTATCCAGAGGTAGATCCTGGGCGCGTTATTGAAGCCTCGGAGCGCATAGACATCGCGGAACTGGCGCGCATGTGGAAGTGGGCCAGCGAGCAAAAGGCGTCCTTCACCAAAATAGAGAAGGATCTAAAGCCTAAGCTGGTTCAATTCATGGAGGATGCTGTACGCGCTGAACTTGCGGGCGGAGTTACCGTTGAAGTGTCCAAGTCCACAGTTGCGGGCGGCGTTGTCATGCTGCCAGCGGATATACGCAAGGGGCTCAAATACGTTTTGAACAACGAAGGGCTAACCGTTGCAGATCGTGAGTCCGTCGAAGCGGCAATGAACTGGGCCGAGATCACACGCAAGCCCGGCGTTCAGAACCGTATGAAAGTAATAGACCGCGAGGGCGAGGTTGACCCTCCGGAGTATCGTTCAACATTGGAGGCTGGCTAAATGGCTAATGACATCGCGGTAATCGAAAGGGCGCTCGACCAGGCTATGCCTGACATCGCCAATATCCTGCAAGCTACACCTGGCCTACCGGCTATGTCCTTCAAAGCCGCACTTCTGTCTCAATGCGTTCGATCTAAGATAGCCAACAAGATACTGGCCTGCACAACGCCCAGCCTAATGAACTGCGCGGCCACGTTCGCAGGTCTGGGACTCATGCCAGACGGCGTTACCGGCCAGGCGTTCATCCTGCCGTTCGCCGGGATTGCTACGCCGGTTATCGGATACAAGGGCTACAACACCCTCGGAGACCGCGCCGGGCGGACCATCGACGGCACAGTGGTAAGAGAAGGCGACACCTTCGATTATGAATTGGGGACTCGCCCATGGGTGAAGCATAAGCCGACATCAGCAGACGGGCGCATTACCCATGCCTGGGCGGTTGCGTCGTCTTTATCAGCGCCGCCGCTGGTCGTCGTCATGCCCATGACAGATCTGCTGGCCGTGATGAATAAGTCACCTGCCGTTAAGATGAAGGCAGACACCCCGTACAATGATCTCGCAGTAGGCAGGCCCGCTATGTTCGGTAAGACGGCCAAGCGCAGACTGGCGCGCGGTATGCCACTTCGCCACGGCCAGCAGGGCGGCTATGTCATGGCCGACGCAATGGAAAGCCAGTTTGATCTAACCGGCCAGGCTCACTACATCCTGCCAGGCCAGGACGGAAAATTGCACGTTACCAACGGCGTTACCGGCGCGCCCACAGACATCGTTCCTGCGCCAGACGAGCCAATAGATCCTACTGCGCCTATTATTCTAAAGGCCCAGATAGAATCTGGCGGTAAGCCGCCCCAGACATTCGACAACATAATGGAATGGAAAGCCGCATTGCTGCGGTTGGTGGCTCTTAACGCCAAGCGCAAGCCACAGCTAAACGCTATCCGTGAAGCCAATCAAAAGTATTTCACGGAGGCGATGAATTACGGCTTTGAGGACGATGTGGAAGATGTGGAAAAGGCTTTTGCAAAGGCTATAAGCGCATGACTGACCCCACCGCGCTTATTGAGAGGCTCACGATAGCCGCAATCCGCGCACTCATAAAGGAAACACCATGACAGTTCAACAATTCACCGCCGCGAAACTGAAACGACTCCTGATCGAACACGACGATGGCGTTTTGAAGTCAGGAAGCCACCAGAAGGATGGTCGGGACTTCTGCGCGATGGAATTTATAGCAAAGGTTGCGGGCGAGCCGTGGACGGACACCCCCGAATGTGTTCACCCTTCTTTATCTGCTTACTGCCGCGCCATGAATGATGCCCGTTGGCCGTCCGACGACGAGCGCACTAAAGGCATGCTGCCTTTGCTCGCAAATGTATTCGGAACACGCGACCTCAAAATAAACATTGCGAATATAGCCGAGCAAACGATTCG